AAAAAAAGATCAAGTGCGATATTTGCGGATCTCTCATGATCCCGATGTACGGCGGCGGATGGGACAACGACCGGATGTGTTGCATAGATAGAGATTGCGGCGCGGAAATTGTTTTTCCAACAAGTACTGAGGTGGAGGAAACAAAATGACAAACATAGAAAAATACAATGACACGCTTGAAGAAATATCTCGACAAGTTTTTGGAGATTCAGCCAGGCTGGCCGTTGTCGATCCAAAGGAACTTGTGCTTCTCAAAGAGAATGCGAGATTTTTCAAGAAAGATGACTTCAGGCAGCTGGTTGAAAATATCAAACAAGATGGGAGGCTGTCGGGAACTCCACTTTGCCACGAGATGGAAAATGGCAGACTGGAGGTTCTTTCGGGAAACCATCGGGTGCAGGCGTCCATCGAGGCCAAGGTGGAAAAGATATTGGTTATTGTGGTAACCAGAAAACTGTCAAAAAGCGAGCAAATATCCATACAGCTTTCCCATAACGCACTTGTCGGACAGGATGACCAGCAAATACTGGCGAATCTTTGGGCGAAAATCGATGATATGAAGTCGAAAATATACGCAGGGCTCTCAAGCGAGACCCTTGATGCTATTGAAAAGATAAAACCAGTGACCCTGACAACCCCGCAAATTGCTACAAAATCTGTCACTTTTTTGTTTACCCAAAGCGAAATGGACGCACTTGATCAGATAATCGACGAGCTTGGAAAAATTCCAGCAGATAAAATATATATGGCAGCCATGCAAGAATTTAAGGTTTTTTTTGAAGCTATTCAAAAAACAAAAAAAACAGACAACATAAAAAACGCATCGCTGGCAATGCTCGCCCTGGCAGAAACGGTCAAAAGAACAACGGAGGAAAAATGTCCTTTGTAGGTTCGATCCCAACAAAGGTGCGCAATATTGTGGCCCATATAGCCAGAGACGTCGAGGGGCAAGCCGTTATCCCAATGGCAGGAAATTTTGCCATTGCTTCGTCTCTCAGATCTGGCGGATTCACCGGAAGCATATCGTGTTGTGACATCTCTCTCTACACATCGGCCTTGGGATGTTTTCTTTCGGGCACAAAGATTGACGTCCAGGAAAAAAGGGACTGTCCAGAGCACCTACAAGGGCTCTACGATACAACAAGCGAGTTGACTAAGGTTTCATCATTGTCGCTTATCTACAGCCTCCGTGATGTATGGAAGCTAAAAAACCCGTATCACGAGAGGTTGTTCAGACAAACAATACTTTCGTGGTCAATGTTCATGGAAAAAACCATTGAAAAGGTCGTGGCATACAAAGAACACCTGGGAGATATTAAATACACGCCAATGGATGCCGTGGAATTTCTGCGAGAAGTAGACAAAAAAAACACTGTTTTTGCTTTTCCGCCAACATACAAGCGAGGATATGAAAAAATGGAGCAGGTCCTTGACGCTGTTTTTGACTGGACGCCTCCGGAATATACCGAGTTAACGGATAAAGACCTGTCTTTGTATGACGAGATTGCAAAGTTTTCAGACTACGCTGTTATTCTTGAAAAGGACCTGCCAGATGTCCATGCAATAATCGGCCAGCCATGCGCTGTCCTGCCAAGAGGCCGAGCTGCTTTTTCGCATATTGTAAGAAAGAAAAAGTCTTCAAATATTGTATACAGGTCGACCATTAAAAGCAGCCCGGTTGGGAAAATTTGGTCGCCGCAAGACAAGGTGACGGGGATGGAGACTCCATCGGTGGCCATCCTTTCATTGCAGCAGACGATCCATCTCAACGAGCTTTTTCTGTCATCGAGGATAAACTATTTCACCGGCGGGGTCGGCCTTTCTGTCGCTTTTTTGTTGGACGAAAAATGCATTGGGAAGGCTGATTTTTGTCCATCGGCCCACCAATGGAAACTTCCGGAAGAAAAACCGATGATTTATATCATGTCTGACCTTGCAGTGCCTTCTGTGGAAAAACGACTGGCAAAACTTGTACTCATGTTGATGCTTTCGGCAGAAGTAAAAGAGATGCTCGATTTGAAATATATAGAGAATTTTTGTTATGCAGCAACGTCAGCGTTCAGCAAGGGCCCTGTAAGTATGAAATACCGAGGGGTGTTCAATCTTCACACGCGAAAAGAGCAGGAACAGGGATTTATCTTGAACTATTTTGCCGAGTTTACGGGGGACCCAATAGAGGCAAGTTTTGAAAAATGGAAAAAAAAGTACAAGAAGTAACTATTTGTTGCAACAAAAGTTTTCGAAATGTATAATAAAAAAAAGGAGGTAGGTAAGATGATGATTACAACGTCGTATTTTGCAAGTAAGGCCCCGGTCGAAAGAAAGGTTTGTATAGCGAAAAAATGGCCAAGATTTTTTAGAAAAGGAAATTTGTGGATAAAAGAATTTGCCCCATCAGATCCATGGGCAAAAGATTGGCGGAGACTGTATCGCGCAGATTTGCAATTCAGATTTCCGGACCAGGAATCCTTGCGCGCAAAACTCGAGGAAATAAATGCAATAGTGCACGATCCAATACTGTGTTGCTATGAAAAGGATGTCGCGGAATGTCACCGGGGGGAATTGGCAAGATACATCACGCAAAAACTTGGCATATCAATTCACGAATGGAGGGAAGGACTTTGAACAATGAAATGCAAAAAATAATCAAAGAGTCAAAAGGAACAGACATATCAAGTCTTATTGCAGCCAAAGAGGCCGCAAAACAAAGAATGCTTGAAGATTCATCGTCGGCAAACATTTCGGCCTTTGAAAGGGCATCGGCGTTTTTGAACAAAGCCCTTGAAAGCGAACCGGAAGAGCAGCCGGAAACGGCAAAAGACGTGCCTGGTGACCGCTGGCTCCCCAATCTGCTGGAATGCTCGGCATGGCTCAAGGAACTGGGGTATAAGGTGGGCAAGTCCAAACTCTACAATGACCGGGACAAGGGCCTCCTCTACGTCTGGCCGGACAAGCGGGTCTACAAGTCGGACGCCGAGTTGTACGCACGTAAGCATCTGCCCCTGGGTAAGTCAGTGGATGTGGCCGACCCTGCGACCAGGGATCTGGAGCAGCTCCAGCGCGAGAAGCTCCAGGGCGAGGTGGCCCGGCTCAAGGCGCAGATCGACAAAATGGAGTTCGAGATGTCCAAGGATCAGGGCAAGTACATGCTCAAGGGTGATCTGTACCGGGAGATGGCATCCCGCTGGATGGTCATGGACCAGGCCATGACCCATTTTTTCCGGTCCGCGGCCCCGGATCTGGTCGCCTGTGTGGACGGCGACAAGGCCAAGGTGCCCGACCTTCTGGACAAGCTGCTCTCCATGCTCCGCCGGGAGCTCAACGAGTTTGCAAATACCGAGAAATTCCACGTGATTATCGTTGACGACGAGGAGGACGCAGCAGTCAATGCGTAGACGGCCGGTCACCTATCGGGTCAAACGATCCGCCCTTACGGCCATGCCGCCATGCCTGGCCTCCGCCATGGGGGCTATGCACGGCAACGTGGCCCTGGATCTGTCCGCATCCGAGCGACGGGTCATCCGCAAACCGGCCATGATCCCCGTGTCCGAGTGGGCCGAGAAATACCGCATGGTCACCAAATCGGCACTGCCCGGGGCCTGGCGCAACGAGACCACGCCCTATCTGGTCGGGATCATGGATGCGGCCGTGCATCCCTGCGTCGAGACGGTCATTGTCTGCAAGTCGCCCCAGATCGGCGGCACCGAGATCATGCACAATTTCGCGGGCCGGTGTGTGGATGTCGATCCCGGCGACATCCTGTACGTGTTCCCGGACGACAAGATCGCCCGGGAAAACGCAAAGGATCGCATCCTGCCGATGATCAAGTCCTCATCCAGACTGCGCATGTATCGCACCGGCCGGGACGAGGACGAGGCATCCACGCGGATCAATCTGCGCCACATGACCATCTACACGGCATCGGCCCATTCAGCGTCCCAGCTGGCCAACAAGCCGTGCAGATACGTTTTGTTCGACGAGGTGGACAAATACCCGGACACAGCGGGCAAGCGCGAGGCCGACCCCATCTCTCTGGGCCGGGCACGTGCGACCACCTATGGCGTGGGCCGAAAAATATGGATGCTGTCCACGCCCACCTACGAGCCCGGGCCTATCTGGCGGGCATATATGGAAGAGGCCCAGGTGCGGTATGTCTATCTGGTCCGCTGTCCCGAGTGTGGGGAGTACCAGTGCATGACTACCAAACAGGTACGCTGGCACGGAGGTTCCGAGGCCGACCCGGAGACCATCGAGGCGCAAACCGGGGCCTGGTATGAATGCGCCCATTGCCACGCCCGGTGGGACGACCATCAGCGCAACCTTGCCGCGGCCGCAGGTAAATGGGTAGCCGAGGATGACGGGGACGAGCTGTTCGCCTCCCTGACCGCCCGCAGGCCACGCAAGATCGGTTTCCACTTGAACGCCCTGGTCTCCCGGTTCGTGTCTTTGTCCGAGTACGCGGCCGCGTACATCAAGGGCATGCGCGACAAGGTGAAGCTAAAGGATTTCCGCAACCGTTTTGAGGCCCTGCCCTGGGTTGATTACGGCGTGACCCGGGAGGAGGACGCCATCCTCGCCCTGCGCGACGACCGCCCCTCCGGGCTGATCCCGGATCAGGCAGACGTGCTGATTGCCGGGGTCGACACCCAGGACAACGGGTTCTGGTTCGAGGTCCGCGCGATCCGTTGCGGCGAGGCCCTGGAGAGCTGGGGGATTGCTCAGGGATTTGTGGACTCGTTCGAGGGGCTGGA